ATACCAAAGGAACGCCGTGGTGATTTTTCCGAAAAAGTTCGAATGCACTTTTGTGCGGCGTTAGGAGTTTGAATAATGTCCCACCAAGCTGAAAGTTGGCACCTTAACAAGAGCGTCCCCATTACGCTAATCATCGGCTTGGCGATACAGGCTGCTGGGGTTATCTGGATGTTTTCGTCGATGAGAAGCGACATCGACAACAACCAAGACCGGCTCACCAAAGTGGAAACTCATATCAGGCAGATTGAAACTGTAGCCCAAGCACAGGCTGTGCAGCTTGGGAGAATTGAAACGAGGCTGGATGCACTGATGGATCAATCTGATCGCATCCTGCGGGCTTTGGAAGCAAAGTAAAATGATCGATCCGCTCACGGCGCTGTCTGTAGCGGCGAGTGCTGTGAGCAACGCCCAGACACTTATTGCTGCGGGCAGGGATGCTACATCTGCACTCGCTAAATTCGCTGGCGCTGTGAGCGACGTAAATTACGCTGCGGAGAAGGCCAAAAACCCCAGCATCTGGAAGAGCCTGACCGGATCAGCAGAAGCTGAAGCAATAGAAATATTTGCTGCTCAGAAAAAAATTGAGCAGATGAAACGGGACATTGAAACGCTTATTGGCTTTACTTACGGTCAAAAGGGTTTGGAAGAGTACAAAGATACATTGCGCCGCGTCCGCGTCCAACGCCAAAAAACCGCGTACCGTAAAGAAGAAATCAAAGACGCTATCATCACATGGACACTCGGCACGTTGATCGTGTTGGCAGGTGTAGCCGGATTGGCGATTTTGATGTATGTAATCGGCAAGAAACAAGGAAAATGGTGATGCGCAAGATCGACGAAATTATCATTCATTGCACCGCAACCCGCCCCAATTGGTGGGAGGACAAAACCACCGACGAAAAGGTTGCTGAAATAAGGCGGTGGCATGTCGAAGACAACGGCTGGTCAGACATCGGCTACCACTACCTAATCGACCGCGATGGTACGGTGGCAAAGGGACGCCCAGTCGAAAAGGCTGGGGCGCACTGCAAGGGCCACAACAGTACCACTATCGGCGTGTCTTTGTTTGGCGGGCATGGGTCCAGCGAACGCGACACGTTTAACGAACACTTTACGGTCGAACAAAACAAAGCCCTGCGCGAATTGCTTGCCGATCTGTCCGATACTTACGGCATCAAAAAAATTACCGGCCACAACCAATATGCGCCTAAAGCCTGCCCCGGTTTTGACGTGCCTCGGTGGCTGGCTCGTAAGCCTGCCGCGCCAGAGCGCAAGAAAGTCGCGCAGAGCCGCACTGTGCAGGCATCAGCCACACAGGTAGCCACGGGCGCAGGCGGCGCTGTAGCGGCTATAGCGGCGCTGGATGGTACTGCCCAGCTTGTCGCCATCGGCGGCTCTGTGCTGGTCATCCTGCTGGGCCTGTGGATCATGCGTGAACGGTTGAAGGGGTGGGGCAATGGTCGGCGCTAAACTGAAACTCTACGCCTTGATCGGGTTGGCGTTCGTGGCTGCTGTTCTAGGCATCTACAAGGCTGGCGCACGGGCTGGCGTGGATCGTATGCGCCAAAAAATAGACCAGCGGCGATTGGATAACTTTGCCGCCGCCAAGGAGGTAAGTGATGAAGTGGAAATCTTGGACGATGTTGGCTTGTCTGACCGTGCTAATAAGTGGCTGCGGCGTAAAGATTAGCGGGGATAGCTATTGCGACATTGCTGGGCCGTTGCTGTTCGACAGCCAGAAAACGGTAGATTGGCTGCTTGCCAATGATCGGACCTTGCTGGTGGATGTAATTGTCCACAACGAGACGCAGGACAGAATTTGCGGATCGTGATATAATGTCGAAAAACTTGAGCAAGAAATGACGAGAAAGTAAACAAATGCCCCTGACAAAGCTTCAGTTCCGTCCGGGAATCGACCGAGAGGCCACGTCTTATGCAGATGAAGGTGGCTGGTTCGATATGGACAAGGTGCGTTTTCGTCTAGGGTTTCCTGAAAAAATAGGCGGATGGACACGGCAAGGCACTGCAAGCTTTCTTGGTACATGTCGTGGCATCCACCCATGGATCACGCTTAGTGGAGACCAGCTCTTGGGGGTTGGCACCAACCTAAAGTATTATGTCAACGAGGGCGGGGGGTATAACGATGTCACGCCGGTCAGATTAACCACTGCTGCTGGTGATGTTACATTTTCCGCGTCTGCAAATACGCTCGCGTCTGATGTGGCTGTAGACGACACAACAATTTCACTGACCAGCTCGACTGGGTTTCCCGTTACTGGCCGAATCAAAATCGACAGTGAGATCATTACATACTCTAGCGTTTCTGGTAATGACTTGATTGGATGCGAGCGTGGTCAGAGCGGCACTACAGCCGCGACTCATACTGCCACTACGGCAGTTCTATGCTCGACGATTATCGTGGATGACGCTGGTCACGGCGCTTTAGATAACGACTTCGTTACATTCAGTGGGGCTGTAACTCTTGGCGATCAGATCACCGCTGACAGGCTCAACCAAGAATACCAGATTATTTATATCTCTTCTACGGACCAATATTATATCGACGCCCGTACCGTATCGACCATACCTTCCATAACCACAACAAGTGGCCTTGATGAAGAGTATGTGTTTGCCACAGCAACGGACAGTGGGAATGGTGGTGCGTCAGTCGTTGGCGCTTACCAGATCAACACAGGTCTCGACACATCTATCATCGGCACTGGCTGGGGTGCCGGTACATGGGGGCGGGGGACTTGGGGGTCCAGCGCCTCTACAACGACTTCTGGTGAGTCATTACGGCTCTGGTCGCATGACAACTTTGGGGAAGACCTTTTGTTTAACCCGCGTGGCGGTGGGATTTACTATTTAGACACCAGCAGTGGTCTTTCGAATCGCGCTGTATCCTTGTCTGATCTTGCTGGAGCAGACACAACTCCCACAATTGCCAACACCGTCATGGTTTCAGACAACAGCAGGCACGTTCTTGCTTTTGGCTGTGATGGGGAGTTTTCCCCCGGCGTCCAAGACCCACTGCTTATTCGATTCAGCAGTCAAGAAAGCCTGACGGACTGGTCTGCACAGATCGACAACTCAGCTGGTGATCTACGAATTGGCACAGGCTCTGAAATCGTTACCGCGATAGAAACCCGTCAGCAAATTCTTGTCTTTACAGATGTGTCTTTGCACTCTTTGCAGTTTTTGGGACCGCCGTTTACTTTCGGCATAAACATGCTGTCGGACAATATTGCTATCGCCAGCCCCAATGCGCTGGCGTCTGCGCAAGACACCGTCTACTGGATGGGGAAGTCAGAGTTCTATGCCTACTCAGGCTCTGTGCAGCGCCTTCCATGTACGGTACGCGACTATGTCTTCAACGACTTCAATGAGTTTCAGTCGGAAAAAGTTTTTGCCACAACAGTGACGGCTTTCTCTGAGGTCTGGTGGTTTTATCCCTCTGCATCAAGCGATGAGGCGAATAGGTACGTTGTTTACAACTACGAACAAAACATCTGGTACTATGGCACGATGTCCCGCACGGCGGCTGTAGATCGTGGTACGCAGAGAAATCCTATATTCGCTTCTTCGGATCATTACCTGTATTACCATGAAGACGGGTTTGATGACGGGAGTGTTTTGCCCGCTGTCGGGATTGCGGCATATATTGAGTCTGCGCAGATGAGCATACAGAGCGGCGACAGCTTTGCGTTCATTAGCCGTGTGATACCAGACCTAACATTCCGAAACTCAACATCGTCTACGCCAGTAGCTGACTTTACAATCAAGGCTCGAAACTTTCCCGGAGGAGCATATCTTCAGTCCAACGACCTGAGCGTATCAAAGACAGCATCTGTTCCTGTGGAGCAGTTCACGGAGCAACTGTATATGCGGGTCAGGGGTCGAAGCTTTGCCTTCCGTATTGACTCTACAGAGACTGGCGTCTCGTGGCGTCTTGGTATTCCTCGTGTAGATATACGACAGGACGGGAGGCGTTAATGTCGAGCAGGAATACAGCTCTTCCGTTTTTCCCTGTCCCTCCGTCAGATTACAGACAAGACTACATGAGAGAGATCGTACGGTCTTTTTCTGTGTATCTGGCTTCCATACAAAACCCCGGAGAGGGCCGGAATACATTCACTGTGTTTACCAATCTTCAGGAAGACGATTACGCCCTAGAAACAGGTGCCACCTTCCAAGTGGATGGCACACTAAAAATTGTTCTATTGAACAAACCACACCCAAGAGGGGTTTCTTCTACAGCCTCGGTTGGGACAGTAACGGTCAGCACACCATGACAGACACCATTATTACAATGCCTAACGGCTCCAAGTGGCACCCGTCTTCCTCTACGGATTCAGTCAGATGTGTGTCTTGTGGCAATCTCGTGGACACGCCAGAGGAAATTGCGTCGTACCCGGACGGCAATTGTCCGTCCTGTGGGGGCCAATGGACTGGCTCTGAATCTCGCAGCACAGCCATTACAGTGACGGCACCCTCTCCCATTTCTGGGGGTACGCTGTAATGACTGGAAAGATTTTCACCAAGATGGTAAAGTTCGATTGAACTTTTGGAGGTAATGATATGCTACCAGCACTCTTCGGCCTGTTGGGAAGTGGCATAGCAGGCACAAGCGCACTCGGCGGAATTGCTGCTGGGCTGTCCCCTCTCGCTGCTGGTGCAATCGGGTCTGGACTTGGTTCATTCATTCAGACAGGTGATCTGGGCGAAGGGCTAAAGGCCGGTCTAATGTCTTTTGCTGGCGGCAAGCTGATGGGCAATCTGATGAATAGCGCGTCCTCTGGGGCTATGGCATCTGGCGCAGCGCCTGCTGCCGCTTCATCCGCAACGCCTTCTGCGACTGCAGTTACCGAATCCCTGCGCCCCATGATGCGTCCTGATGCGGCTGCTGCTGCCATTCCAGAGGCTGGTGGCATCATGGATATTGGTAAGCGTGGGTTTGATTTTGGAAAAACGGCAGAGGGTATCGGATCGACCGTTGGCTCAATGTTGTCTCCGGGAGTCATGCCGGGTGGATTAACAGTGGATTCAAGTAAAGATGAAGTTCGGGAGGTTCCGGGGGGACGAGACATGAGCGGCGTAAGGTTCCCTGAGCCGGGAAGTCGCAGAAGTCGTGGTTCGGGGGAGTTCGACTACAACTTCCCCGGTCCATACGTTCGACCACCCACTCAAGCGGCCCCCATTACTCCCGTGCCTGAGCCACGGAGGGCCACTGTAGGCACCTCCCCCACAGGATCGGCATTCGCAGGTGGCGGCATGCTTGCGCCGTATGCGCGTCCCACCATGATGGGCATGGAAACACGTCTGGCGGCTGGCGGTTTGGCTGATCTTGCAGAGATCGATGTAATGGAAGAAATGCCCATGGATATGCCAGCTGACATGCCAATGGACATGCCAATGGAAACTCCAGAGGAAAGCTCCACAAGCGCTTCACCTAACGACAAGGAAGTCATCGTCGATGCCGTCAAGGCAATCAAGTCTGGCACTCCTGATGACATGAACAAAGTCGCTCTTGCGAATTTCGTTCAGAGATTTGGCGAAGAAGCCCTGATGGATTTGGTCGATAGTGTTCAGCGTGGCGACTTCGAAGATATCGCTAACGCTAACGAAGGTTTGATCAAGGGTCCGGGTGATGCCATGGAAGACCTTGTGCCAGCCACGAACACCGAAAATGGCGAGGACATTCTTCTATCCGGTGAAGAGTTTATTGTTCCGGGAGACGTTGTGAGCGGCCTCGGTAACGGCTCTTCTGAGGCGGGGGCTGACGAACTGTACAAGATGATGGATCGCGTGCGTGTGGCAAGAACAGGCACTCCTGAGCAGCCCCCCCAGATTAAAGCTGGAGGTCTTTTGCCAGCATGAAAGACATGACCGAAAATGTAGAGATTTTTTATGTTCCAAATGAAATTGTCCCTGAAGTGTGGGGCGAGGTTCAGGAGCTTATGGAGAAGTCGATTGCTACATCAGGCGGCAATTTCTTCCCACATGACGTGCTAGATCATATCATGGAAGGTTTCTACATGCTTTGGATTGCAAAAGTTGATGGTGAGATTGTTGCTGGAATAACGACAAGGGTTATAGAATATCCCAATGCCCGGTCACTTTCTATGGACTGGATCGGCGGCAGTCAGATGCAAAAATGGTTACCAATTGCTCACGAGATCATAGTGGATCATGCCAAGGCAAATGGTTGCAGTCAGATTGAAGGCTATGGTCGCAAGGCTTGGGGCCGATGGCTTGCTAAGTATGGCTGGAAGCCAAATTATATTGCGTTCAAGATGGAGCTAGGAAATGGGTAAGGGCGGATCAACGCAGCAATCTGTCGTTCAGACAGACATCCCAGAATATGCCAAGCCATATTATTTGGACATCATGGACCGTGCGACAGCTGCGTCCAAAGACGATTATGTTGAATATGAACCTGATCGTCTGGCTGGCTCAAACAGAGACATTCGGGCCTCGCGCGGAATGATCCGTGACATTGCTGCTCGCGGAATGCCAGCCACTGACTTGGCTCTACAAGGAACGAAGGAGTTGGCAGATACTGCCTTCAACCTCGGTCAACAAGACCCATATCAATTCAGCGCAGCCTCGTTCACCGAGCAATCAGCTGATCCTTACGCTGGCTTTAGGCGGACTGACGTTACTGGATATGACGACTTCGAAGCAGCTAAATTCAAAGACCTAAGCAGGCTATTCCGGGAGGGTGATACTTCTAGGTTTGGTGGCTTCCGCGCGGGCAGAGCCGATCCGTATTCTGGTTTCAGCCAGTATGGTGGCTTCGAGGCGGGCCGTGCGACTCAAGGCAGACTATCCGATGCTGGCACTGCGACAGCGGCAGACCTTGAGTCATACATGGACCCGTACAGTGAGCTTGTCACGGAACAGTTGACCAAAAAGCTGCGCAAAGAAGCGGGCAAGTCTGCTGCTGAGCGTGGCGCACGAGCTGCTTCTGCTGGAGCTTTTGGTGGTTCTCGTCAGGCTGTGATGGAGGGCATTGCCGAAGATGAGCTTTTGGATCGCATTGCTTCCGTTGAGGCAGAGCAATCGTCCAAGGCATTCCAAGATGCACGCGCGGCGTTTGAAGCAGACCGCACTGCGCGTATGAATGTGGAGCAGGCTCGTCTTGCAGAGCGCGCACGCGCGCAGGGCATCAACATCGAAGAAGCGGCGCGTGTACAGCAGGCAGAGTCTGCAGAAGCTGCACGGTTCCAAGAGGCAGAGGCAGCAGAACTGGCCCGTACTCAAGGGATCAATATCGAAGAGGCTCGCAGGGTACAGCAAGACAGGGCCGCAGAGTTTGCTCGCGCACAAGGCCTTAGCCTTGAAGAGGCGGGCCGGGTGCAGGCGGCTGTTGCTCAAGAAAAAGCCCGCATTCAGGGCGCAAGTGCTTCCGAGCTTGCTCGTATACAGGAGTCACAAGCTCAAGAACTCGCGCGCGTGCAGGGCATTTCTGTTGAAGAAGCTGCTCGCATTCAGGCATCTGAAGCTCAAGAGCTTGCTCGTGTGCAGGGTATTAGCATAGATGAGGCTGCTCGTGTTCAGGCCGCAAATGCCGCAGAGCGGGCGCGCATTCAAGCCGCTCAGGCTGCAGAAAATATGGCGCAAAGGGAGTTTCAACTTAGTACCCTTGGATTTACTTCTGACCAGTTACAGCAAATGTCTGCTTTGGAAGATGCCGCACGCGCTGGTGACATTCAGGCGGCACAGCTTTTGGAGACCATTGGCGCTGCCCGTCGAGCAGATGAACAAGCACAGCTTGACATTGATTATCAGGACTTTTTGCGCCAGCAGAACTACGAAAAGCAGCAGGTCAGTGACCTCATGGGCATCATGCGTGGTGTTCCTATAGGTCAGACTCAAACAACCTTCACGCCATATAACCCTATTCAGCAAGCGCTTGGCGCGGGTATTTCGGCGCTTGGTCTTTATAGGGGTCTTTACGGATGATGAACGTATTAGAACTTCAGGACAATCTGAAGAACTTTTCGGAAGACCAGCTCGTCAATGAAATGCAGCAGCCATCTGGGAATGTGCCGCAGTATCTTGTTCTAAGCGAGATCAATCGACGTAAGCGCATCCGAGATGACTACCAGCAGCAGCAACAAGCAGAGCAGTCAAAGATGACTGTGGCACAAGAGAAGCTTGCTGGCGCTGGCGTGCCAGCAGAAGGGCTGGCTGGGCTTGCTGCTTCCATGGCTCCTAAAACGGACATCACAGAAAACACTGGCGCTACGCCAGACCAGACCATGCCGTTACCAGAAGCTCCAGCTCCCATGGCTGAGCTGCCACGAAATGGCGGCATAGCTGCCATGGCAGGGGGCGGGTATGTGCAGCGCTACCAGTTGGGTGGACCCTTGGCTGGCGGCAATGTTGTTGTTCACAATGGCATGCAGTTTCAGGTCAATCCTGATGGGATTATCATTGGCCCTGATGGCCAGCCTGTCACAGACCCGGCCATGGTTGCCGACATTCTTGGCGAGGTACAACCAGCATCGGAGGAACGGTCTTGGGGTCAGCGCAACATTGGTGACCCGCTGCGTAGATTGCTTCAGCCTGTTGGCGATGCGGCACGAGATATTGGCCAGCCCATTGGTGAAGCAGCGCGGGATATAGGTCAGCCGATTGGCAATGCCATGCGGGAGGTGGGAGAGCCTATTGGCTCTGCGATCCGTGAAGGCCTTGCCCCTTCCGTATTTGACGCGACCACACCACCGTCTATTGGTGGGCAACCTTTCGGAGGCTCTGCAAGCCAGACTGCAACAGCTCTCTCCGAGCTAAACATTTCTCAAGATGACTTTGCAGCCCTCGACTCAGAGGATCGGCAAGCAATCTTAGACGACCCAACGCGGCCCATGAGAGAGCGCACCGCAGAAATGTACCCTCCCGGAGAAGCACCCTTTGGTACGGGGATAAATCAACCGGGGTTTTTCCTTGAAACGTTTATGCCTAATAAGGCAGCTGACATACGGGCGCGCCGCTACGAACAGCAGCAGAGACTCGAAGAGGAGCGCGCAGAAGCGGCTAAAGACAAACCTACATCATCAGTACCTGACTCTGGAGATGACCTGAATCCTTCGATGGATAAAGCGACAGCGATACGCCTGATGACATCTGATGATGCATACGCATATACCCCTCCTTCTCCCGATCCTGACCCTACAAAGACTACAAAGATCACAGGCGGCACAGGCGGCAGTGCGGGCGGTGGCGCAGGTTCCATTGAGTCCCAGATCATTGAAATGTTGAAGGAGCGCGAGAAGCGCGCAGAGAGCGAGAAATGGCTATCTCTTGCTCAGGCTGGACTGGCACTTATGGCGTCCGACCAGCCAACTCTTGGTGGCGCTATTGGTGAGGCTGGGCAGGTTGGCTTGACCAGACTTGGTGAGGCGCGTGATGATTACGAAGGTGCCAAGATGGCCTTGCTGAAAACGCAGCAGGCCATGCAGGCAGCTCGCGCTGGCTCTGGCCGTAGCCGTGATTACAATAATCCTAGCACAATTGGGGCCGCTCTTGCCCGATTCGAAAAGATGCGTGAGGGTATGCTTGGTCGTGGCACTCGTGTGATTACGGACCCAGTTACTGGCGAACAAAAGACGGAGACTGTGTATCGAACATATGCTGATCTTTCGCCCGACCAAAGAAAGCTATATGATTATTACAGTGGAAATATTGCCAATCTAGTTAGACAGTACAGTGGCTTTTTCCCAGCAGACATGACTGGATAAAGGGGTACAGCATGGGGATTATTACGGTCGATGGACCCCAGACTGGCACTCCATATGCAGTTAGGATTGCAGGCGAGCAGCCCACTCCTGAAGAACAGGAGCGCATCAATAAGTACGTTGCTGATCAGGAGCAATACACCCAGTCTGTGATTGCCGGTTACCGTGGAGCGCCGACAGTACAGCAGCAGGCTCCTGCAGCAATGCCTGATCCTGAGCCTGAAGACACGACTGCCGTTGGTCGTGGTCTTCGGCGTATCGGTCAAAGCTCCAAGTCTTTGCTTGGTACAAGTATTGAGGAGCTGGGTGAAGCAACTGGCATTGCCAGTCTGGAGCAGTTTGGCCGCAGAGTTGAGGAAAGTGGGCAGGCTGGGCTTGAGCGCCTCATAAGGGAAGAGGGGATTACCACCCGTCAGGACGTTGAGGACTTTGGCACAGGTGCGTCATATGTTGGTGAGCTGATAGGTGAGGAGCTGCCACTGACTGCTGCTGGTATTGCTGGTTCATACGCTGGCAGTAAAGCTGGTGCGGCGCTTGGGACATTTATTGCGCCCGGTATCGGCACTGCTATAGGCGCTGGTCTGGGCGGGATTGCCGGTGGTGGTGCAGCGTTACTTCCACTGATATTTGGGTCGCATATGCAGCGTCAGGAGGAAGCGTACGCAGCAGGCGAGCTAGAAAACGTTGATGCCGGAAGGGCGTTAAGAACTGCTATTGGGGCGTCAGCAGTTGACGGCATTGCGAATACAATATTAAGGGCTTTGCCGTTTCGCCCCGGCGTAGGAAACCTATTTTCTCGGACTGTAAAGACTGGCGCAGCCGGTGTTGCCACGGAAGTGCCAACAGAGATTACCCAGCAAATCATTGAGCGTGCGCAGGCTGGTCTGCCTATCGACAGCGATGATGCCATTCAGGAATATATCGATGCAGGTGTGGCGGCTGGTATCTTGGGCGGCGGCATCGGCGTTGGCGCTGGAGCTATTCGTCCCGATCTTGCAAAGCAAGAACTTGATCAAGACTTCGACGAGTTTATGCAGACTAACGCTGGTCGCTTGGCGAATGTTGATCAGCATATAGATCAGGACGAACGCAATACCGACGAGATTCTCGCGCTTCCGGCACCTGATCCTGCACCCGTTCTTGACGCCCTGCCAGCCCCACAGCCAGAGACAATCTTTGAAGGTAAGGACTTTGGCCGTAACGAATACAACACCGTCCTTCAGCAGGTTCAGGAAGACGGTGAGCTGAACATGCCGAAGGCGCAGTCTCGCTTGCGGGAGATGACGGGATCGCCTGTTCCCATGCAGCGTGTCCGCAGTATCGCTGAACTTCTTGCAGAGCGTGGTGAGATTGCAAAAAGCACCCGTGCAAAGAAAGACAAATACACGGTTGCCCCTGCAGGCAAGGCTGCATCAGATGCTATCGATGCGCTGCGCCGGGACACCGACACGGTCATGCGCAAGATCAAGAAGATTTCGGCTGAGCTGCCACGTCTTGATCTGGATCGTCGCTATGCTGAGCAGACTGGACGTGACACATACGGCAAGCGGCGTAAGGCTGCAGAGGTCGAGCGCGTCATCCAGAGCAAATTAGTTCAATTGGACAAATTGAACGAGCGGCTTGAGGGCAACAAGCAGAGGCTCCGCACCGTCAACGTAGATTACTCTGTGCCGGTCACGGAGAAGGTGGGCGTTCCTGCCTCGCAGGTACGGATGCAGGACTTCATTGAGCAGAACCGTCGTGAGCAGGAAGCTGAGCTTCAGAAGGTTCGTGCCGCAGCAGATGCCCGTGCTGTGGCTGATGCCGTTCGGGCCAACCGCGACAAGAACATCTCTGTCACAACGCGGGAATACACCCAGCGCCAAGGTCAAATCTTGGACAATCTGCGTAAGCGTCTGGACAAGATTGGCCTGAAGAATGTGAAGCTTGAGGGCAAGAAGGTCATTGGGTCTGAGCAAGAGGGCTTTGCTGAAGGTGTCTCGTATACCAGTCCCGATGGAGAGCAGGTCATTGGTCTGTCCATGGGCTTGTATGATCCGGCACTTTCTGACGCCGACTATGAGGCGCGTGTAGCCGATGTGATGAACCATGAGATAATCCACGCACTACGGAACCTCAACGTATTCACACCAAAAGAACTGAAGCTTCTGTCGCGTGCAGCGCGTAAAACAAAGTACGTCAAAGCTGTTGACGGAAAAAAGATCAAAAGAAACTACTCGTACTTCGACCGTGCGGCACGGATAAACCCTGAGCTATCCGCCAAGAAGGACAAGCAGGGCGTGCTGTCTGCCTTGGAAGAAGAGGCGGTAGCGGAAATGTACCGGGACTATGTGTCCGGTAACCTGCCGAAGGTTGGTCAGTCACGTTCCATCCTGAAGCGCATTGGGGATTTCTTTAAGTCCATTGTTGGCGCGCATGTGGACGATGGGTTCAACAGTGTTGACTCCATCTTCGGAAACATCACCGGAGGCTCTGTTGCGGGACGTGAGCAGGTAACACGTCAAGCGCAAGAAGCTTTGGACATGACGCCGCAGGAGTCGGTGGTCAAAGCATCACGGGTTCCTGTGACCGAGGAAGAGTTCCGTTTGCCTCAAGACATTCGGATGCCAGTCGATCCGGCTCTTCCACCTGATCAGGTCCGTTCAAAAATTCAGCGGATGACGAACCAGAATAGACCGATTGTTCGCAGACTGGTCACTGAAATCGATGCGGAATTTGGTACTAAATCCGGTGACAATGCCAAAGACCTATCGAAGGTCACACAGAAGGCACGCCGCCCATCTATCTTGGCCGAAAAGCCATGGCATAATGTATCTCACATCCGGGACAGTTACCGCTTTAAAACGGTCATTGATGATTTCCGCGATGTGCCGGGTATCTTCAACAAGCTATTAGACGCAGGCATTAGCCTTGTGAAGATCGACACGAACAAGTTGTTCGAGCCGAAGGAGTGGGGATGGCGCATCATTGCGTTCGATCTGCGTATGCCGAATGGACAGCTTGTTGAGTGGTATTTGCCGCTCAGAGAGCTGGAGATTGAAAAGAAGCAACGCGGCCATCTGATTTTCGAGGAATGGCGCAACAAGACCCAAGAAGAACTGTATGATCAGCGCAATGAATACCTTGACGCTCTGGAACGCAGCTATCGTGGATACGACAACGCCTTCAAGGCGGCGCTAGAACGTGTGGGTCTGACGCCTCAAGAGGCAGAGGCTTCTTGGAGAAGCGCAGAGAGTTCCATTTCCGAGGCTGCACGGAATGCGCGTAAGTCGTCGGGTGTTGGAATTTCGTCGGGCGTCAGCTCTGATACTGACTTGACTGTGCCATCTGCTGTACGCACGGCCTTGGAGCCGTCTTCCATGAAGATGATTGCACGCGAGGTGCCTTCGTCTACCAGTGCGAATGCTTCTTCTGACATTGGCGTAACTCCTTCTGATATTGATGTTAGCGGAATGCCGCTTGAGCAGCAACCGAGCTTTGCGCGTCTGCGCCGTTCTGATGCTATCCCAACGCTGGCCAACTATATTCGCAACAACCCTGATGGCTTTACGATCAGCCCCGATACCTATGAGCCGGTGTCCGGTGGTTTTTCTGTGGCACCCCTGAAGGAAGCTGAAATCATTACTGGCGACAACCTTCCTGAAGAGGTTCTGGTTGACTATTTAAAAGATAACAAGGATATTGGGAGGGCAATAGGACAGCCTGTCTACCTTGGCGGCTGGTTCGATAGTGAAAGCAACCAATACTTTTTGGACAACTCGCTGGTCGTGCCAACCCTTGAAGAGGCACTGTACATTGCAGACGCTGCAGAGCAACTTGCAATATTTGATTTAAACAAGCGCGAGGAGATCAGGACCGATGCAGGAATCAGAGGGCTTCAAGAAAGTGGAGCTTATTCAAGTGACGCCGCAGTCGGATATAAAGGACGACTTGCGGAAACTGGTCGCCGCTTTGCGGAAGCAAGGAATAACCGTAACGCCCGCGAAAAAGAACAGCTTGTTGGACGGACAGCCCCAGCAGGCACCCAAGCAGGCGAGCAAAGAAAACGACAGACCGGAGACGGAAAGAGACGGTATACGGCAGGAACGCTTGCGCCGCTTGAAGGTGCGCCGAATGTTCGAGGAGCGTCGGGACCAGACGAAAACCTAGTTGCTGTCGCAGAGCAATATGCACAAGACAACGGTATTGACCTAAAGAGGCAATCTGAATTTGTCGTTGTTGATGAGGGCAGGGCCACCAGAATAGCCAAAGCGTATGAGGATATGAAACATGATCCTCAAAACCCTGTCGTAAAAGAAGCATATCAAAATCTGATAAACCAAACCAAGGCGCAGTACGATGCCTTGGTTGATGCGGGTTATGAGTTTACATTCTTTGATGGAAACACAGACCCATATGACGGCAATCCATGGAACGCCATGAGAGACCTACGCGCCAATAAGCGCATGGCAGTTTACGGCACATATGATGGATACGGCACGGAAGGTATTACGCAAGGTGAATTAGACGACAACCCAATGCTTCAAGACACTGGTCTGGTTTGGAGGGATCAGAATGGAGTTGGTCGTCCAGTAACCGCGAACGACTTGTTCCGTGCCGTTCATGATGCGTTTGGACATGGCTTGGAAGGGGCTGGCTTCAGGGCAAGGGGCGAAGAGAACGCATGGCAGGCGCATGTCAGGTTGTTTACAGGTTCTGCTGTCCCGGCAATTACATCAGAGACAAGGGGCCAAAACAGTTGGCTGAACTATGGTCCGTATGGCGAGGCAAATAGAAACGCAAAAGTAGAGGACACGATTTTTGCTGACCAGAAAACTGGTCTTATGCCTGAGTTCACATGGCAAGAAGGTGTTGCCGGAGATGCCGACGCGCTAGTCGAAGATGAGGCGGCTCCACTCGTCAAAGAAGGGGCTACGCCCAAAAAGCTTTCAAGGCTGACGGTTCCACTTACACAGGAGCAACGTGACGCCAGCATTTTGGATTACATTGATCCAAGCACTGGTAAGCCTTTGTTCAAAGCAAAACCAAACAGCATCAAGCTTGTTGCCTTCGCCAATAAAATCCTTGGCCTTCGTGGCAGTCGATCCTACGACATCATCAACTCCGAAGAAGATCGCCAAGAGGTAGCTAACATCTTTGCTGCTGAGGCAGAGGCGGCACTTCTGTCGAGCAGTGATGCCTTGGGTTGGTACGACAAGACCCTGAAGCTTGCCAAGCAAGTACTGAGCAAGGTGTACCCAGAAGTCACGCCAACCCTAAAGAATGGCGAACGCAATCCTTCCTACGATGCCGATGCAGAAGTCGCTTTGGATTTTGCCACTGCCATTACATCGAATGGCTTGGCGGTCACAGACAACTACGACTTCGCCGCCAGACAATATGATGCGTGGAAGGCCAGCGAAGACGGCAAGTTCCCAGTTGAAGGCAAGGGCGCGCAGGGTGGCTCTATGCTTGGTGCCTTTGGGTTCTGGAACGATCTTGTTGATCTGGGTCTTACGCCACCTCAAATTAACGAACTTCTAATGACCGAAGCCCGTCGTGGTGATCTAAACAGGATGATGGCAGATATCCTTGGTTTAGAAAAAATCGGTGATCTTCCAAAGCAATTTAAGGCCAACAGTGACGAACTGGCTAACGAGATTGTATCGTTTGCGTATTTGCTTGGCCCGAAGATTGGTAACGGGTTTTATCGTAACCTGCGCGGGAACTTTAGCCCTATCACCATGGATCGTTGGTGGATGCGTTTCATGAACCGCATCACGGGCAATCCGATCAAAGAGGTGAACCCGGCCACACTCGAAAAAAATGTGAACTCCATTTGGACGAAGATCAGAGACAATGATCTGACGGACATGGACCGTGAGATACTTGCCACGGCACGAAAGCGCATGACATCTGGTCGCTTGCGGAAGTCTGACATCGTGGACATCTCACCAATCGTGAATGAAATCTTCGAGGAAGACTACTACGCCAGAGCCTACAATAAGAAACTGGATGAACTGAAAGCGCAGGGCTATGAGGTCACGGGCAAGGAGGGCGAAAACGCCAGAAAGATTGCGCAAGCTGCACGACCCAACCGCACGCCATTCCTGCAGAACATTGGCACCTATGTAAAGAACGTGGAGACACAGCTTCAGGAAGCCCCGCGCAGCGGTTCTGACCGCAAGGCGATGCGGGACGTGACGGATCGTGCAAGACAAATCCTGAAGGTGGCCACTGGTATCGACATCAATAACGCTGACATACAAGCTCTGATGTGGTACGCTGAAAAGCGCCTGTACGCTGCGGGCGGTGTCCGTAAGGGTCGTGGTGACGACAACGACTACGCAGATGGTGCTATCTACGTCCTAAAGAAAAAAGGTCTGAACAATGCCGACATCCAAGATACACTCCCCGATTCAGAGCGAAAGCGGGTCGTTCGTATCGCTTCTGAACTCGCAGCAAATGAAAAAGCTGACGCAGATGTTGTCCAAATTGGTGGACCCGAATACGGAGACTTCTTTGGACCTCGACGACTTGTTATCGAAGAAAGGGCAATCTCCGAAAACCTAACGCCCGCAGAGCAAGCCGAAGCAGCGGAAACTCTTTCGGCCATTGACGAGCTTGGCACCAGACCGCCGGTAAAGTTCTCTGCCATTCCCACACGACCATACGCGCCTGTACGCGCCCCTGTACAAGGTGGCGGCCTCTTGGATTACGCCTATGGCTTCATCAAGGATGGTCGGCGCAAGATTCCTGTGATTCTGCCAGAAGGCTCCCACAAGGAAATCGGTAATGTAGAAGTCGGTCATGGCTTGTATCACATCCATCGCCGCGCCCATGATCGTGAACTGGTAGAAAACTCCAATTACAAGCGCGTCGAGAAAGCAATCTACGACCTGATGCGCCGCTGGCAGGACCAAGGTTACGATGACGGCGAGAGCGTGATTGGCTACCCATCTCGTGATGGCTACGTCCTTGAGTGGCGTAACAACCTCACGCACAGCGCACCTCCCCTGCAGTTGGTGCTGGAAGAAAAGCCACTCGGCAACTCGACTGTCTTTTATGTAAAGACCTTCTACCCGATCTTGGAAAAGAATAAGCGGATCAATGATCCGCATCGTGGCAAGAAGCGCGCCCAGAGGGTGCGGGCTTACAGCCGCATTCCTATTTACTCAAGGACGCCCGACACCCGGTCTGAATACATTGGACCATCTGACCTCGCTGACCGCGCCGAAGGCATTCGCTATACCAAGGTTCAGGAAACGATGGCGAAGACGCTGGGCAAGCTGCCGTTCGTGAAGAACGAAGACGCCCACGCCAAGACTACTGCGTTCATGACCAAGCTGCAGGACAACATGCTGCCGGTTGGCCAGATGTATGACAAGCTGCGCGACAAGTATGGCCCCGGCGTCATCACGCAGGACTTGGATGCGTACTTCCAAGAAACCCTGATGCACGGTGTGTCTGGTCCGAAGAAAGAAAAGTTCGATAGAACTTCTTTCAAGCCAGTGCTTGAGCAGATCGCAAACATGAAGGTGACAGATCAGGAAGACGGCACCCTCGGAAGGATTTCTGGCTACTACAAGGACATGGTGGAGAAGTATGAAAACCGATCCCATGCTCTGGCGAACGCATACCTCTACGCTTTGCATGCAGGTGAGCGTAACGCACGCATGAAGGCTATTTCCAAAGGTGAGCGTGAGGGCGGGTCTGGTATGTCAGACAGTGAGGCTGACAGCATCAAGGCATTCGTGGCTATGCTGCCCGCCTCTAAGCGTGAGACCTTGGAGCAGATCGACCGTCGTGTTCAGGACATGATCAAACAGACCAACCAAGTCTACATCGAAGGCGGTCTGATCCCTGACTATCTGCTGAACGAAGATATTGCGGATGACATTAAGCAGAAGTTCAAGCAGTACAATTCATATGTGCCGCTGCGTGGATTTTCTGATCCTGAAGCTGATTTAGATACTACCAATGAAACGTACCTTTCTTCGACGCAGAAGTATGGTGCTTCTGGCAAACCAAACTTATCTGCCTTGGGTCGCTCCACCTATGCGGGGGACATCCTTGCTAACGTGGCTGTGCAGCATCATCAGGCAATCGACAAAGCAGAGCGCAACAAGGTTGGCCAATCACTGCTGAAGCTTCTGGAACGCGAAGACATCGACACTGATGAGTTCGGCAGGGTTCTGGAACAGCACCCGATGAAGCGCGTTCTGGTGAACGGCACTATCCGTTATGTGCCGGATCGAAACTTTAACGATCTTGATGACGCAATTCTAACAGTTCGTCGAGATGGCAAGGAGTTCCTGATTGCCATGAACCCCGCCATTGCCAAGGCAATGAAGGGTTCGCTATCGGCAAAGCAAGGCAACATTGCTGTTCGGTTTGCCCACCAGATCACACGGACATACGCCAACCTGCTGACCAGCTACAACCCAGCCTTCCTGCTGTCCAACTGGCCACGAGACATTGCGACGGCACTGTTTAACGCGCAGCAGTACAACATGAAGGGTGCCGAAGGTAAGATCATGAAGGGCGTCGTCCCTGCCTTCCGCTCCATCCTTAATGTGATTAACGAGAAAGGCACAGCAGACCCGTACTGGGCCAATCGCTACAAGCAGTTCTACGAGAACGGCGGGCAGAACGTGCTGAACCAGATGGCCGAGACGGTCAATGCCTCCAAGGACATTCAACGCACGATCAAGGAGATCGTTGAGGCTGATAACAAAGGCATGAAGAATGTCGTCAAGCGTGGCTTTGTTGGCCCAGCGAAGAGCTTGTTGGGGTACGTCGAAGCACTGAACACGGCAGTGGAAAACTCCACACGCCTATCGTTCTTTGATGCCATGGCTACGCAGCTGGAGAGCGAGGGGGTTCCGCAAAAGGAGGCGCTGAAGCGGGCAGCATTTGCGGCTCGGAACCTGACCACCAACTTCAGCAAGGGTGGTGAATGGAAGAACGGCCTCAACGCATTCTACTTGTTCTTCAACGCATCCCTTCAGGGTTCGATGGCCATCTTCAACTCCTTGGCCAACAGCAAAAAAGCACGGAAGGTTGCGGGTGCCGTTGTAGTTCTGGGCTTCCTTCTGGATCAGCTCAACGCTGCGCTGTCTGCCGATGATGATGACGATGGGATCAAAGACTTCGACAACATCAGTGACTACACGCTGAGCCACAACCTGATCCTGCCCGATCTGAATGGGGATGGAACCTACGTCAAGATACCCATGGCCTACGGCATAAACACGATGTTCGATCTTGGCCGTGTCACCTCAAATCTTATTCGTGGCACCGCTGGGTATGAAGGCACTTACACACCTGAGCAGGCAGCTACGCAGCTTCTGAGCGTGACAGAGGAGATGATCAACCCGTTTGGCGGAAACAGCTTCCTGACGTTCATTTCCCCCACCTTGGGCGATCTACCTGTGGAGCTTCTCACAAACGAAGATTTCCGTAATGCTCCGATCTACAAAGAGCTGTCCCCGTTCGAACAATATAGGTCGCGCAGTGGTCTGTACTGGTCAACAACCAGCCCCAGCGCAATCGGGATATCCAAGTTCATCAATGACACGATTGGCGGTGGAGATGACTTCATCCCCGGCAGTGTCATGGGTATGCGCGTGGACATCCAGCCCGATGTGATTGAGCATGTACTTGGGTTCATGACGGGTGGCGTCGGCACTCTTGCCAGACAGACTGCGGATACACTGACCAGCAATGTGCCGAATGCAGCCATGGGTCAGTGGGAGTCTGATATGATCAGGACCACGCCGTTCGTCAACAAGTTCCTGACTGCGGTAACGGACAAGGATCGTGCTGGTGATTACTACGAAAAGCGCAACGATGTATTTGCTGTACGTCGTTCGTATCGCAGTGCTGTGGAAGCACGAGACGCGCAGCAGATAGCTGTCCTGCGGCAGCGTTACCCTGAAATCCTTCGAATTATGGAGCCGGTTCGAAAGATAGACAATGCGATTACCAAGCTGCGGACACGTCTAAAACTTATAAAGGTCAATCCAAATATCCCGCGCAAGCGGAGACTAGAGTTTGAGGAAAAAATTGAAGACAGAATTTTCCAACTTCAGCAGAGAGCAATGCAGCTGATGAGCGTGATATAGTTCAATTGAACTTTAGCCTGTGTTCTGTGTATACTCTCCACAGGTCGTGTATCGGTCGTAGGGTTTTTTGATCCATGCAAAATCCTTCACCGTAGCCCAGATTGATCTTGCTGCCCTCCCTCAGAAAGGTTGATCTGGGCGCATAACCCACAACATCTAGTATGTCTTCTTCGTGTCTACACACAAGGACCGCACAGTGTGCCTTGAATGCGTCCTGTGACTTGAAGAGAAGTCTTCCTGTCCTGTGGAACGTTGCCTTCACATCAATCGATATGTCTCCAAGCCACATGTCTTTCCCAGTATCGACACCTAAGTGGAACGGGTTGTGGTCGATGTCGAAGACACGAGCGACTGCCATCTCGGCCTTGATGCCAAGGAGGTCTAGGTCTCCGTCCGTTCTTCCTTTATCTCGGCGCTGGTTCACAACGCCTGATGCGCGAGCAAGCTGCCACCTGAAAGTAGCGGCTTGCTCGCACACGGACACATCCCGCTGGGAAAGCTTGACCAGCATCAGGACTGCTTGCTGCGCAGCCAAGTCTTGATATCCTCTACGGGCCAGCGCCTGATGCGCTCCCCCAGAGAGATTGGTTTGGGGAAAGTTTCATCTGTTCGGATTATCCTTTCCATTGTCTTTTTGTGAACGGACAGCATGTATGCAATCTCCTCCACATTCACGAAGTCTTTTTTTACTACTTCTTCCACTGTCTGAACTCCTCTCGTAGCGTTTCAAATTTAGCTCTGGCATCAGGGTTGGTCCTGAACTCTGATCTGGATTTTATTCCACAGTAACTGCGTATGGCTTTGACGCAGGCATCTTCTGCGCCGACACTGTCCACCGGACCCATGATGCCCGCATCATTCAGAAAGACTGCAAAGTCTTGGTTGCGGCACAACAGACCGGCAGACGCGATCAGCCGTTCCAGACGCACCATGTCTTCACGAACGTCTGGTTGGTCATCGTCCGTTAGGCGAACCATGGCCACCATGTATCTGGTGCCAACCCAATCAGTGTGTAGCTCAGGCGGGCAGTCATTCGGATGTACATTCAGGCGCAGGATAATCCCGTTCCGATCTTGGGACATTGAGACCTTTACGGCCTCGAAACCCATGGCTGCGTCTTTGATCTCTGACATGACGATCACACACCAAACAGCCATCTGAACAGGCCGCGCTTCGCAGGTTTAGCCTTCAGAATTTGGGCGCGAGGTTCGGGCATTCTGCGCAAGAGCAGATCATGATCGAAGGCAGTATCTTCCTCCTCCTGATCTGAAGCCATTGTGATCTTGCGAGACAATTTCCCATTGTGATACCTAGTCATCATGCAGCTGACGGCATGCTTCGTTCGATCCAGACGCACAGCAATATCTGATACTGGTACTCCTTGATAGTAAAGAGTAACGGCCAGATCAACTTCGTCCTTAGTCCAGCGTCTCATTATATTTCCTCCAGTTTTTTTTAGCCCACTTGATTGGGTCTATTCCTTCGATGTCCCACCATGTCTGCTCATCCCCAAAGGCGTGCAGTTTCATGTGGCACTGGTGACAGAGAGGGACGGCCCAGTTGTCACTGGTCTTCCGGGACATCCCTCTTTCTTCAGCACGCATCAGGTGATGCGCTTCACCCCCCTGACGGCAGACTAGACACGGTTGTCCCCGCAAACTTGCAAGATACTTCTCGTCCACCAGTCTTTTCGTCTTGGGGATCAACATCAAAACGGAATTTCGTCGTTAAGATTGTTGTTGCGTGGTGGCTCCTGACGACTTGTCTGGCCTTCTTCCTTGCGCTCGTAGGGAATGCTTGCCTTCAGGGACAGGAATGGATTTCCATTTTTGGATGTCTTACGCCACGAAGCCAGCTCTACTTTGGGCTGCTCAATGCCGCTCTGAAGCTGATTGTGCAGGTCCATTACAACGTCTGGATCAAAGGCCAAGTTGCCAGTGTAGTCAGGATGGCGTTCGCCCTGCTTGCGGTTGTTCTGAAACAGAACCCCATTTGCTGGATATTGACTCATGCTTTATCTCCTTTTGTGATAGCATCTTTACGAGACTTAAATGCTGAAACGACCTCCTCGTAGAGGTCAGGCTTGCCGCCTTTCAGCAGGTCGATGGCCGCTTTGTTCTTTGACCAGAACCTGCGGAGTTGTTCATCGGTTTCATGCAGCTTCAAGAACTTCAGGAACACAGCGCCAATCATGTCTATGCCGTCAGTCTTTTCTGAGGTGCCGTCATCTGCAACGATGTCAGGTGTGGCATGGATGGCCTCGTAGGCTTCGTCAGAGAGGGGCTGTGTGACCTCTTTCGTTTTGGCTGGAGTTGGTGCTGCCTTGGGCTTAGACGGCGTCACTGAGCCGCTCCTTGCGTCCTGTGGCAGGTCTTCACCGGCATAGATGTAATGACCAAGGCCGAGGTAGCTGATGCACTTCGCCAAGCACCGCTGCATTGCAGAGTTCACATCGAATGCATTCGGGTTTTGTATCGCACGGTTGCGGTGATCCAGCACTGGAAAAAGTTCTGTTGCACTTTCTTCTTCGACTGTGACCGTGACCTGCACATATGCGTAGCCATTTGCGTCAATGATGTACGGTATGCCGCTGGGCTGGACGTGCTTCTGGAACGTGGCGGAAGGATAGTGTTCCTTCAATACGCCCCATGCCCACGCCCATGACAGGTAGGTAAGACCGTTTTTCTTTTCGGTGTGATCGTTGACGTTGATCTTGGACAACGTCTCCCAGACAGTTTTTTTCTTTGTCATTCTTTTCGCTCCATTTCCCATGCAAGTGCGTTTAAAGCCTTACCCAGAACTGCCACCTCGTCTGCGGTGGCGTCTGGGCGGGCTTGAATGTGGGCCAGCACCGCGTGGATCATCACCCCAAAGGGCAGGTCTTGAAGCACGGCGTGTGCGGCATCCTGCGCCCGCGCAGCTGCGTATAACTCCTGCATCCGCGCGGCGCGTGTTTGAATTGGCCAGTCGTTCATTTATCTCCCTTCGTGCGGACAGAGACCTGCGCCACCGCTTCGTCTTTATGCATGATAGGCATGTTGCACATTTGTGGTTGCATCCCGGCCTCATGGGCCAAGAGCAGCAGGCTGTTCAGTCGAATTATTTGATTGTTCATTTCCTGTCTGATTTCTGCAGGCGTCAGTTCCATCAAGTTGTCTCCCTTTTGAATGACCGCATTATGTGGTAGGATGTGGGCATGTTCTCGCCACTGATCTTGGTCTGCTCACTCATGTCGGGAGAGTGTAATACGCTCGCCGCACCTGTGTTTGGCACTGAGGATGATTGCAAGATGGCCACTCAAGAACACATTCAAACACTGACCCTGCCGCCTCAACTCGTTGTTCTTGGCTGGTCTTGTTTTGAGTGGGACAAGTCAGCCTGATCTTCTCTGTGCTGATCAATTAGCTCGCCAGCGTAAACCACTTCTCCAACACGGACCTGCGCCCGACCACCCGGCAGTTCACGCACCAGCGTGCCTTGCACCGTGGTCGTGCCGATCTGGATGCAGCGGACCATTCTTCGTGCTTCCTCTTCTGCTTCCAGATCACCCAGAAGGCGTGCTTCGTCCCAGTTCATCGCGGTTCTCCCAAGGCGGGGCGGTTGATAGCGACACCTTGATTTTGCCGCTTTTGGTTCTGGCGGTCTCCGACGACGCCAAGCGGGACTTGACCGTGGTCGGGTTGCGCCGGGGTCTGTGCGCGTGCATAGGCGTGCCGTGCTGCGTACCCTTACTCACTATCCTCTCCCCGCATCCACTTCACGTCAGCCAGCAGCTTGGCGTTTTCTTTTTGCAGGGCTTGAACCTGCCGGATAAGCCGTACGATCTCCGTGCGTTGCTTGTCGATCTTGGACTGCAGCCGACGCACCAAATGGTCACTCATTCCTTGTTGCCTTTCAGTTCTGCTAGGATGCTGGCCGCATACGACTTCGCTGCGTCCCGTGGTGGATTTGAGAGCAGCAGCACCCCGTCAAATTCTCCACCTACAATCCGCTCTAGCGCCCCGGTCGCCTTCTCCAGCTTGGCTTCCAGTTCTTCGATGCGGTCGGTGGCGGCTTTCAAATTTTCGTGCATTGCCCAAATGGCACTCATCACTTATCTCCTTTCAGACCTGCGAGGGTGGCGCGGGCAATGCTCCAAGGATCGTCTGCGTAGTCCTGCCTGCCAGCGATCTCGTCCAGCGCCCCCGTCGCCTTTGCCAGCTTGGCTTCCAGTTCTTCGAAAAGGTCTTCTCGGACGTATCCTATGTCGCAGCCGTATTGTTTTTCGCACTCAGGAAACCGAATATCGGGGTCCATCCAAATACGTTCAGGTGCTTCACTCATCACACCAACCCTTCGATTGATCGACACGCGGCTTCCAGCCCACGAATGTAGGGGGTGTTGCGCCCGTCAGTCTTCGCTTCTTCAATGTCATGGCGAATAATTCGAGCGGCTACAGCCAGAACGCCTTCAACATTGTCTTCTGCGGCCAGCAATCCCGCCAGATCAACCAACGCGGTCAGTTCTGTTTTTCCGCGCCCACATGGTTCGTCTGTGCCGTCGATCCATGTGCGCCAATTGGCGTCGTCCTGATGTGTGCAGACTTTAATTGTTACGTCAGTCATTGTTTCTTCCATCCTGAAAACTGCTCGCAAAATTGTGCAATTGAACAATAGTTGCCAACGCACCTTGTCGCCTCACCGGGTCGGACTTCTATGTGCAACAGATCGTTCCCACCAATGAATGCCTCAGCGTCTTCTTGGCTGTCACACAGCCTCACAGCGCGCTTGCCACTCTTCTTCATGACCGCCCACTTGGTAGGCTTCTCCCAGCGATCTTGTTCAGAACATGTCGGCAGTTCATCGTATAGGTCGCGTTTGACCTGTGCATCCTGATGCACCGAGATGCGTTCATATACATACTGCTCCAGTTCTTCTGGCGGCATGAGCGGCAGATCAACAATGGCGACTGGTGCCTGCGGGTAATCGGGATCGAACTCTGCTTTTTTACGCTGCCAGTCACGAAGGATCGCACAGATGCGGATGCTGCTGACCTTACGGCCCTCAAACTCATGACCCTTGGAGTTCTCCACCAGCCATGCGTAGCAGTTCTGCTGCAGTTCCCATTCACTCTTGCCAAGGATCACCGACCAGACGGACGTGACCTTGTAGTCCGTGATCTGGATGGTGCCGTCAGGTAAAAGCTCCTGATGATCAATGGCACCAGACAACGTCCAGCCTGCCACGTCAGCATACAGTCGCTCCTCCTTCACGATCTTCTGATCATGATCGGCACCCTCAAGAACAGAATGCACGGCAGTGCCGAAGAGTGACCAGACCATGTCCGACACATCCTGTTCCACCTCGTCTTCGTGTTCTTCACGAAGCAGGCGGATGCGAGGGCTGTCTATCAGGGTGGTGACACTGATGTCAGAGTTGCCACGCGAATATTTTTCCGCACGGGCAAAATCAGCCAATGCATCGGGCAAGCCGAATTTGTTTGTGATCTTCATGTTTTCCTCGCTTTTCTGTGAGTATTTCATTAGAGTTTGTTTGAGTCAAGTAGAAAGATTTGGGGGCGGTATGGATAGCGTAAGGTTCGAAGTTCTGGGGGAGCCAGCATCGAAGGCGAACAGCCGAAAGGCAGTGGTCATTCGCGGGCGTCCGGCATTCATCAAGTCGGACAAGGCGCGGAAGTACGTCGCCACCTTTCAGGATCAATGCCCTCAGCTGGAGGTGCCGTTCGAATGTGATGTGAAAGTGGAGATGGTGATCTACTATGCCACCCGACGCCCTGACCTAGACGAGAGCCTCATCCTCGACTGCATGCAGGGTGCCGTCTACAAAAACGACCGGCAGGTAAAGCAGAAGATGATTTACTGGGGGCTGGATAGGGAGAACCCAAGGACGATCATCAAGGTCAGTCCATGCAATCCAGATATTTTCCCTAATATATAATATATATATACTATACCCCCCCCTTATGGGGGGGTATTATTATTACATATATGTTATTGTTTATAATAGATTATATTTGGGCTGATAAAAATCCAAATTGACTTCTGCGCTGCCCGCGCCTAGCATGCAAGGATCAGTTAAAAGGAGCCTGACGTGCAGCTTGAAGAGCGACTGCGCGGGGAGGCATACAGACTGGGCCAAGGGCAACACAAGATTGCCTGTCCGGCATGTAGCCATAACCGCAAGAAGAAAACAGAACGAACCCTTTCACTCAGAATAGAACATGACCGCGCCTTGTTTCAGTGCTGGCACTGCGGACAGCAGGGCATTGTTCCTATGAGAGAAGATATAGTGAAGGTGCGACCCATGCCTGTGGCAAAACCAATACAGACATCACCTCTGTCCGACGAGGCACTGCAATTCCTGAAGTCCCGTGGCATCTCTCAGGAGACAGCAGAGAAGGCCGGGGTCAGATCAGCCCAGCACTGGATAAAATCCATCGGCAAAGAAACCGAATGCCTGTTCTTCAACTACACGAACAAGGGGCAGACCTACGCATCGAAGATCAGATCAGCAGAAGCAAAGGGCTTCTCCTGCAATGGCTCACCGCAGAGCCTGTTCAACATCGAAGCTGTGGCACCCAATGACTGGATGATCATAGCCGAAGGCGAGATGGATGTTCTGGCGTTCATGGAAGCCGGATATGAAAGCGCAGTTTCCGTTCCGAATGGCTCACCTCCGAAGGTCGTGAACGGCCAGATTGATCCAGAAGACGATAGCAAGTTCCGCTTTGTGTGGGACGCAAAGAAACAAATCGATCAGGCAGGCAAGGTCATCATTGCCACTGATGCTGACGAGCCGGGTCAGGCCATGGCGGAAGAGATAGCACGCCGCATTGGCAAGGATCGCTGCTACACCGTCACATTCCCGGACGGATGCAAGGACGCCAATGATGTGCTGATGAAGCACGGCACCAGTGGTGTGGACGATCTGGTGACACACTCCAAGCCGTGGCCTGTGGCCGGTCTCTACGACGCATCGAACTTCTTCGACCAGTTGGATGAGATTTACGAGAAGGGTATGGGCAGCGGGGAAAGCACAGGCTACCCCAACGTGGATGAACTTTACACAGTGGTGACGGGGCAGCTGACAGTGGTGACCGGACATCCATCATCGGGCAAGTCAGAGTTCATTGACCAGATCATGGTCAACATGGCGCAAAAGAACGGATGGAAGTTTGCGATCTGTTCGTTCGAAAACGAACCACGTTTGCACATTGCCAAGCTGATCAGCAAGTTCACACGCAAACCATTCTTCGAAGGCGCAACGGATCGCATATCACAGACCGATCTGAAGCGTGGGAAAGAATTTGTTCAATCGCACTTTTCTTTTTTGTATCAAGCAGATGGATCGCTGTCTTCTGTGGACAGCATCATTGAACGCCTGAAGGTTGCCGTGATGAGGCACGGCGTGAGGGGCGCGATCATAGACCCGTACAACTACATCCAGAAGGGACGTGATGTCAGTGAAACCGATTGGGTTTCAGATGTCCTGACCAAGCTGCGTGTCTTTGCGCAGGCGCATGGCATCCACCTATGGTTTGTTGCCCACCCCACAAAAATGATGCGGGACAGCAGCGGTAATGTGCCACCACCAAAAGGATACGATATCTCTGGATCAGCGGCGTGGTTTGCAAAGGCAGACATCGGCCTGACCGTACATCGTCCTGACCCCGTTGGATCAATGACCTCAGAGATACATGTCTGGAAGTCCCGCTTTTCATGGGTGGGAAAGCAGGGAAAGACAGAGCTTGATTTCGATGTAGCCACATCGACGTACAGGCAGCACGTCCACGATCCGTTCCTACATGGTCCGGCACCCGTGAAGCCAGTCGCCTATGTGGACGACGATGACGATGAGGAATATCCGTTCTAACAATATGATGTGCCGATTGACCATCAGCAAACAAGATGTTACATCTTGAGCGGGTTGTTTTCCTCCTGAAATAAACTCGCTCTTTACTGATAACTTTGGGGGTGGCTGTGCCACCCCCTTTTTTCATAAAAAAAACGGGACCGAAGTCCCGTTAGTTGTAGGCGGTGCATAGGAGTGCAACCTGATGCACGATCAGTGTACCACACGATCCCGGTTTGCTTCAACATTTCCAGCCACACAAAATGCCGTGCCGACGAAAATCTTATCCAACTGATCTTCGAAACTGTAGGCAACGATTATGGCTGCAAGGATGTTGCAAACTAAGTCCATGTCAATGTTGTCCGGCATAACATCAAGCATGTCCGAAATCATTTTCATTTTTTCTTCGATGGGCGTGTTAGCCATTGGTGAAAGCCTCCATGATTTTAGAACGTATTCTGCGGTTCAGTAGATTTTGAGCCTTCTTGAACTCTGTGCCATAGGCTGTGATGCCGTTGGCCTTTGCAACCCATCCCTCTTCTAGGAAGAGACGATTGCCCGGCTCCCTCTTGAGCGCGACAACTTCGTACAGTTCGTTGTCCAGCTGCGGTGATGTTCGTGGCTTGGCAGACATGATGAAGCGAACCCCATCTCCACCGTGAACTGATGCCAGCTCCCTATTGTAAACGCTGTAGAGCCAACCCGGAGGTATGCCCAGAGTGTGATCCCCAAAGTACGAAGTCTTCCGTTCGAACGTGGGGTTCCTTGACGTGACAACGGAAAAAGAAATTGAACTGTGCATATCATTCACCACTCGCTCTGCGCTCTGTCTGCCTTGAGCGATGATCTGCCCCAGCCTTGTGCCAGCGCCATAGCCTGAAGGACTTCGAAGTTCTTCTCTTGCTGCGCGTAGTGCCGCACAGTATTCGCCATAATTGCGCCGCACCACCCAGTCTGCAAGATTACCAAGCTTCTTGCGGAGATCGGATGTTCTAATACTAGATGCCGCTTTGCCACGATGCCAATAACGTTTGTCTTCGCCCTTCAGATTGTAGAGATCATCAAAAACTTTGATATGCTTTTTGATCTCTAGGGTCCGTTGGTAAGTTTCAAGATAGGACATGTTGCCCTCCAATTTGTTCGTTTGAACTTTTATGCGGGCGATCACGCCGCCCGCAGATATGTCGTTTCTCCCCATGGGGCAGGCTTTGCTTGCTCCCAGCATGACACCCACAGCACAGGGAAGTGTGGCTCATCAGGGAAGTCGAAGACCTGCAGATCAGTGAGGTAAACCATTTGATCCACGTCGATATGATTGTCTTCAATGTAGTCAAAGACGGGCGTCACCAGTGTGCCGCCACGACCACCAACCTGAATGTCTTCGATCAACTCGCCCTGCTCATAGCGCCGTACCGAATTGACCTTGGTGTCGCACACAATGACCGTGATGGAGGTCGGCTGCATGTCTTCGCTGATTGCGTTCATCTCACCAAGGAACTGTGCAAGCTCAACGCTATCGACAGACCCGCTGCTGTCCACTCCGACAACGATGTTGCCGACACCGATCTTGCTGATGCTCGGAGCGATGATGCGTTCTGCGTGGAAGAGCTTACGCTGTGGACGCCGCATGCTGTAGTCATCGGGTTGCTCGCCAGCAAAGAACCTGCGCATCGTATCGCGGTAGTCGATCTGACTGCGCTTCATGCGGTTCACAAGTTCTTGGATGTCAGCAGGCAGCTTGCCAACAGCACGCGCTGCGTTTGCTGCCATCATGACCTTGCCGTCGATGTCGGCTTCCATTTGCTTGACCTCGGCATCCGACAGGCTTTGACCGTCTTCACCCTTGGCGTCCTGCACCTCGCCCATGCCAGCGCCATCGGACATCTGTTCGTCATCGTCTTGCGGCAGGCGATCATAGATAGCCTCAGCAGACAGGTTGTCGTACTGCGGATCATGCAGCCTGTCTTTCGGCAGCTTGAACCCCGCCCTGAGAATGATGGGGTTGATGGCAAAGTCGCAGGCTATGTTCCACCGCATGAACTCACGGGTGCCACGGCGCAGCATGTGCTTGAACACGATGTGCAGTACCTCATGTGCCATGACACCAAGCAGTTCCTCCTCCTCGGTGTCATTCACAAACTGCTCACCCCAGCGAATGAATTTGCCGTCGGTGGACATCGTGGGGATGTCGGCCTGCTCGACCCTGACGGACAGTGCCACGCTCCCAAAGAAGGGATGCGATAGCACCAGCCGCGTGATTGCGCGGGAGATTTTGAGTTGTGCGTCCATACTTCACCTCACAGTATCAGGCTGCGGCCATCGGCCATGACCCATTTGCGGAAAGCCTCGACCTGCTTGATGCTGCCGTCACGATTGACTGCATCCTTCAGGGCGAAGGCGGCGAACTCTTTCTGCGGAATGCGTGACAGGTAGCGGATCACGTTGCCGACATTCGACTTCGATGCACGCACAGACAGCGCGGCACAGATCGCGTACAGGACAGCTGGATCGCTCGGCACATCAGCTGCGTCTGGATTAGCGATCAGATCATCCATGTCCGGCACGCTGTCGTACATCTTCATGAACCCCAAGAAGTCTGCCGTTGCGCCACGCCCGACCTGACCGGCGATAGCCTCATTCAGGCAGACAGGGTCCAGACCCCAGCTTAGGATCGAACTGACACGCTCCCATGACCGGGGCGATGCGGATGCATTGGCGTCCCGCTCGAACTTGTGCAGCCACTCTGGCCGGAACCGGAGGAAGGCACACACGCGCTCGTCTATCTTCTTGCTGTAGAAATACGCGATGGTATCTTCCAGATCGGCTTCGATCTCAAGAAACATCAGGCGATCCTTCAGGTGGCTCGGCGTGTTGTTGGTGCCAGCCCGATCTGAAGTGCGGTTGCCCGCCGCCACAACCACCCAGCCTTCCGGCAGGTGGTGCGGGCCAACGCGACGTTCGTTCACGACCTGCGCTCCAATGTTCTGGTTGGCAACGGGTGCCTGTGGCATTTCGTCAAGGAACAAGATGCCCTCGCCATCGTCTGGCATCCAGTCGGGGCGCAGACGCTCCATTTTGTCGCCCTCCTTGGTGGGGACAACCCACCCTGCCAACTCACCAGCGTCGTACTGGGCGAGGGGCAGGGTGCGGCACTCAATGCCACGCCGTGCTGCCTCATCCTTGACTGCGGTGGTCTTGCCGATACCCGGTCCTGAGATCAGGTAGGGGATGACGTACTCGGCGTCACGCCCGTTCCGCGTAGACATGGCGTGGTCGATGGCCTTGGACGCGATGGTCATTGCTTGTGAGAGTTTCATTGCGATTTCTCCTTCAGTCGCTCTTTCAGTTTTTGAATTTGATTGCGGGCCTGACGCATCTGCATCATGTCGGACCCGATTTCTGCGCTCACCCATGACGGGCGAACGCCATCACCGTAGCGTGCCAGCACGCTGTCGATGCCGTCCTGCGTGTGACGCAGGAATGCTTCGAGGTCAGAGACCTCACGTTTGATTTCTTCGATGGTCATGCTTGTCACCATTCCAATGGATGCCCACAGTGCGGGCATTCGGTTTCAGCATCGATGTCTTCTTCGTCTTCCAAGACCTCAGCGACGAGGCCAAACCAGTCGGTTTTTGCAAGGTCAATTGCGCCCTGCACAAATGCAGGGTGAAACAGCAAGCGTAGGTTCTCAGGCCGACGAATGAACTCAAGCGCCTCGGCCTTGTCCTGATCAGTGCCTTGCAGCTGCTTGAACAGAGTATTGACGGTTTCTTCGACGGTCATATCACAGCCCCCAGTTGCTTGCGCAGATGGGGCCGATCCCCATTTCGATGGACACAGGGTCGGTCAGCTTGCGACCGCAGCAGGAACACACGCCCGTCAGTTTGCCGTGCTTCACAGCCTCACCACGCGGGTCTTGTGCCACTGCCACCACAGCATCAGCGGTGGCCGGTGCGCAGGCGGATGACGGCACGAAAGAACCGGCCATGATCTTGCCTTGGTAGTCCGGCCCACGCTTGACGTAGACAGCGCCAGCGTTCTTGCCATGGGCAGGTGCCAGCGAGAATGCCAACTCAGCTGCGCGGAACACCGGGCGTTTGACCTTGGCATTGTCCAGCAGGTCTTTGATGCGCGACACATCAACAGAACGCTTCATGCTGGCCTTACGCTGTGCCGTGGCTCTGGTCTTGCGGATCGTCCGCTCGGCTGCGTCCCATTGCTTTTCGGACAGATCGCCCTTGCGGTGGTACTGGGTGATCAGGGAGTGAGCGAAGCTGTTCCAATCGGACATGCTCTGCAATCCGATTATGATCTCTTCGTACTCCATGACATCTTCGTTTTGTTCGACTGACATCTCAGCCCTCCTCAGTTGCTCAGAATGCCAGCCCCTCAAGGCTGGCCTTCAAAGCGACGAAGCCACTCTTCTGCCGCAGTCTTCGAGAAGACTGTGATCTTTGGTGGCACTCCAACAAATTCGCTGGAGCGCCAGTTGTAACGGTCGGAAATGACCCGGCACTTCCAGTCCAGACCGTTGATGGAAAATGTGTAGGCCACCATCTCCCCATTGCGCCAAAAAGACATTTCCCATTTTGGAAAGAGGTCCAATATTCCATCAGTGATCATCATCACCTCCGATTAGTTCGATTGAACTTTTACCATGTGTCCGGCATGGACAGCATGACCACCAAGATCACGGCCATGAATGCCGCGAATAGCAGAGCGTCGAAAAATTCCTTCATGCGAACACTCCCTCCTGCTCACAGGCCTGCATCAGGGACCGCATGTCGGACATGTCGAAGTCCCGGCCCTTGCTGTTGGCTGGATAGCTGCGGATCACGCTGTCACCATCCACATCGATATGCCGGAACGTGATCTCCTTGCCTGCCCGCTTGGCGGCAAGCATGAACACGGCCACGTCCAAATCCTCTTCGAGGTAGACGGTCGGCTTGTAATTGATGACGGTGGCATAGCTGCAGGACGACACATCTTCGAGGGTCACACCCACGTTCAGCATGTCTTGGTACGGCACCTCCAGCCAGCCATGGCCAGCATCGTGATAGAAGTCATAGATCATGTAGTTTTCTCCTCCTCGCCCCAGATCAGCACCTTGCCGATCACCTTGGACCGCCGGTCTGTCCGACCCAGAATTTCATGAGTGAAGTACTCTTCGAGGTCTTCGAAGGTCTCGAACTCGCACCGCGTGTAGGTCTTGCCATGCGCAGTGATCGTGCTTTGTTTGATGAACATGTCACCTCCAATGATTAGCGGGGCCGAAGCCCCGCTGGGTGGTTATTCAGTCAGGGTCGTACTCATACTCAACGCCATCCATTGTGAACCATAGGCGTTCAGACTTTGGCCGTATGCACTGCCAAGGTTCAAGTCGGTCGAGACGCTGGGCGATGCCAGTAGCAACAAAGCCTTCGCGGATGAACCGAACATCCTGCCTGTTGAGCCAGCCCGCTTTAGGATCAGTTTCATGGCGGTCGTACCAATCATGGACACCTTCAGCCAACGTCAGCGTGTGTTCGCGCTCGACTTCATGCAGGTAGTATTGCATTTCCGACGCAAGATTTGGCGGCAACTCCCGTTCATTAATCCAGCGCTCAAATTTGTCTATTGATCCAGTTTTCATGCGTCTTTCCTCCGGTTGGGGTTTCAGGCATCCACCCGTTGCAGGCGTGGCTTGCCGTTCACGATCTCCACGATGGCAGCGACGTTGCCGACCAGATCGACAGGCTCAAGACCAAAGCCGTTGTTGCCCAGCTGGTAGATGTAGAAGTCGATCCGGCCCTTGCCTTCACTGTTCATAGGACAGCCGCCCATGGCCTCGAAGTCGCGCATGCTGAACCCGTTGTCGTAGAGATCGGTCATCTCATACTCGCCCCATGCCCAGTCGTTGAAGCTTGGCACGGCATCCTCGAACAGGTGGGACGTGGCTTCAGTGACGACCGGGAACCGTAGCGCAGGCTGCAGTCTGATCTGACGGGGGTTCAGGTTGACGGCATTGGCCGCGACGGTGCGCAGAGTTTTTTTCTCTGCAGCGTTGGGTATCCAGTTCATTTGTGTCTCCTGTGTTGCTCAGGATGCCAGCCCCGCAGGGCTGGTCACCAAAGCTCACTGGTTTATCTGTTCTTCGTCACTCCATATGTCTGTGATGTATTCATCACTGTTAATCCAAGAGCCGTCATCGACTTCCCACTCGGTATCCACCTGACCCCGCAGCTTCTTGAGCGCAGCGTCATGGACATCGTCGGGGTTTGCAGCTTCCACCGTCACGACGGTGCTTTCAGTGATGTCACGGGTAATGATGACGTTGTATGTGGGCATTTGTTTTCCTCTTCCTGTGTTGCTCAGGATGCCAGCCCCGCAGGGCTGGCCTTCAAAGCTCACTGGCGGATCACGCTGCCTCCAGCAGCGCATTGGGTCGCTGGTAGTCGATGCGCTGGGCCATCACAGAGAAAGCCTGAGCCACATCCTCTGGCAGTTCGACCCAGCCGAAACTGCAGCAGACATGAAGGGATTTTTTCTCCAGCGACACGCCGCGCACGACATCTCCAACCGACAGCGAGCGCAGCCCACGGCAGTGATAGACCGGGTCAACGCCTTCGACCGGACATGGTGCGTTGTCGTACTCAAACACGTCGTCGAGGCTGTCTGCTAGAACCGTCAGGCCGTGCTGGTACAGCCCCATCAGGGCTGCACACATGACCTTCATTGGCAGCTGTTCATCGTCCTGCTTTGCGAAGGACAGACGCATGTAGGCACTGCCTTCCGGCACGGCATCCCAGCTGCCTTCGCTGTTGACGGCGTCCACGATTTCGTCGGACAGGTTCAGTTTGTAGGCGTGGTAGAACATGATCTTCCTCCGATTAGTATCCATATGCCTGCTTGCGCAGTGCAGCCTTGTTGTTGGCGCGATCCGATTTCACGCCCTTGCGTTTATCGCGGATGGTCCGCTGTCGGAGCGCTCCCATTGAGCGCAGGTGTGCGCTGGGATCGCGGGGTTTGGGTGATCTTTTCATGATCGTTCCTCCGATTAGCTGGCGGGGCGCGTGGCCCCGGCGGTGTGGTTAGGCGGGTTTTTTATCAGCGAGCGCCTGCAAGCCGCCCTTGGCGTAATAGTAAGCGCCGAGGGACGAGAACTTGTGGCCCTGCGGGTTCTCCATGCGCCACTTTGTCAGCGCTGCGTTAAAACCCATCTCGGCGATCTCTGCGAGAACCTGATCACGGCCCGCGTTAAAGTCGCGCTGATGTTCTGGGTGAGTGACGGTCATGATCGTTCCTCCGGTTAGTTGGCGGGGCGGGGCCGGTTGGCCAGCATCTTTGCCCACGCTTCACGTTCTGCTGCTATCCGGTCGATGTGATCCTGCGCTGCTGCTACAGCCCATTCGCGCGATGCGTACACGCCACGCAGCCGCTTCGTTTGTTGCGTGCCGGTGCGGTCGCCGCGAAAAATTTGTCCGCGCAGCAGTGGCACATACCCTTTGGGTGTCTTGACGGCAGATGCGATCATTGTCTTCCTTCCGATTAGTGCAATTGAACTTTTTCCCTTCCATTGGATGCCAGCCCCGCAGGGCTGGACACCAATAGATCAGGCTGCGCCCAGACCTTCTTCGACGAAGGCGGCGACTGCAGCATCAACAGTGCTGTTCTCGTTGGCGGCGGAAGCCTCAGCAGCCTTGGCTGCTTCAGTGTTGCGGTATGCCTCCCGCGCGGCCATCAGTTCCCGCATGATGTTGTGGAACTCGTCCAGTTCAGCGTCATCCAGACCGTCGCGGAACACGTTGCCCTGAACGATCTTTCCGTTGTCGTCCTTGGACTGGGACCATTTGCCGACCACTTTTTCAGCCAGCAGCTGGGCCTTGGTCTTTTCGCCGCCGCCCTTGACCAGCTTGGCCAGCTTGTTCTCTGAGGTCACACCCTCGGCCTCGAACATCTCCCGCACAGCAGCAGGGGTGGCCTGCGAGGCAAAATCAAAGTGCCGCAGCGCACCAACGCTGTTCTCCAAGTAACGCTTGGCGGTGGCCTCTTTGCAGCCGCCCTCGACCAGCAGCGCCTCCTTGACCTTCTTGGACACGGCGCGTGGCAGGTTGCCTTTGGTCAGCTTGACCCCAACCAGCGATGAGATCAGTTCGGCATACGCACCGATCTTGCTGGCGTTTGCCGCCTCGTTGTTGGCCTTGCTGTTGGCCTTCAGGCCAGCGATCTCGGCTTCCGCCTGAGCGATGTTGACGATGGTCTCGGCGGCGATCACAAATTTGCTTGCAGACATCTAGGTTCCTCCATTTGGCTGTCTGGTTATCGGCATGGTGCCGTGAGTACAGCCCCCGCAGGGGCTGCACATCAGAGCATCACGACTGTTCGTGGGGCGTTTCGACGCTTAGACTTTCATGAAGCCTTCGTAGCGGCCAATGTAGCCGCCTATTGACGTGTCCAGCGAGACAATCGCTGTCCAGCGTCCCTCTGGCGTGCGGACCACCATGAAGCGGTCATTATGCTCTGGATACAGGTCCTTGTCTTCGGCGATGCGCTTCATCAGGTTCGCCTCGGTCTTGTATGACTTGATGTATTTCCACGCGGGTTCGATGTTGCGAAGTGTCATGATCAGCCCTCCTCTCCGGTGATTGTTGAGATCAGATCGCGCAGTCGTTTGACCGCCAACTGGACCTGCCAGTCCGGCATGCTGCCCCATCCGTCCATGATTTCGTTGATCGCAAAGGCTGCTCCGTGGCATGCCATGCTGACCTGCATGTCCCCGTTGGATACGAGACGTTCGATCTGCTTTCCTGTCGCTACGTGCATGATTGGCTCTCCTAATTACCAGATGGTCACTTCAATTTCACTGCGCTGCTCGCTCATCAACTGCACTGTTTCGAGGCAGTTTTTGATGGCCTGCTCGACTGTCTTGGCATGGCCAATTTCCTCGGCAATGTCCCCATCATCCCAGCACTCAACTAGGAAGTCCCAGCCGTGTAAGCAGTAATTTTCTTCGGCATGGGCGCGCACAGCGGCGATCAGTGTTTTCATGTTCATTGGTTCTTTTCTCCCGTGATGAAACCAAGACAACGGCCACCTGCGCGATTACCTCCTGACTGCTCAGGCTGGCCGCTCTCGTTTGTTTCACCAAGCACCTCTGCCGTTCTCTGGGGATCAGGCCAGCGCAACGCTGAACCATCCGACCCTTCCGATACCAGACCCCGTTCTACGACGATCAACTGGACATCAGTGCTGCACCCCGTTTGCTTGGGAAGACCTCACTTCGTGGGCCGATCAGAGTGCCGGACTGTGTCCCTGTCTGATCCGCTCTAGGCGAGAACCTGATCCTGCTGGCCGTGCGAGCCTTTATCTCAATTCCGCTGGATCGTGGCGGCGGTGCCGGGGTTAGGGTGGGGGGGCCATAGCTGCCGCGCCGTCCCTTCCGACAACCCAGTATCTAGTTCCTCTGTTTGACCTTATCAACCCCCTAAATGCATTTAATGTTACTTTATTTCATTTACGGTGATCCCGACCTTTCCAGAAAACAGGGGTTCTGGAGGGTGCCGGTTCATAGAAAACAAGGGTTTAGGTGTGTCGGGTGGTCGCTCTCAGCTGGTGAAAACAGGTGGAAAAAAAATGCTCTGGAGCGTATGTTGATGGCCAGAATAAGTGCAATTGAACTTTTCAGGGATGACCATGACCAAGCCAAAAACGCCGAAAGCCCAGCGCAGCGATCTCAAGGTTGTTGCAGGCACACAGACAGACACACAGAAGGGCGGTAAAACCAAGACTAGGTACAAGACACCACTCAACTCCAATGGCCTCACAGACAAACAGGAGGCCTTTGCGATGGCGGTGTTTGAGGGCAGCAATTTCAGCGATGCGTATCGGCAGGCATATGATGCCGCAAACATGAGTGCAGCAGCGATACACACAGAGGCGTGCCTACTGGTGCAGCACCCAAAGGTTTCCCTGAGATTGGATCAGCTGCACAGGGACAGGGAGCAACAGAGGCGCATGCAGTCGCTCTCTCGAAGCGATCTGGTTTTGAAACGGCTCACCGAGATCGCACTGTCTGACGACGTGCAGGACGGTGCGAGGGTTCGGGCGCTGGAGTTGCTGGGCAAGTCGGTC